GAAAACATTGAATTTTCCTTGGAAGTTATTAGATATGTCTATTCTTGCTACTTCTAACATTTTATATCCTAATTATTAGGTGTGGGGAAAGCTGGATCTGGAGTATTGAAGTGGAGTGTTGCAGTTTCTCCCTTGCAGTTAGCAAAAGTTGATGCGCCATCCTCACTAGTTTCCTGACAAACATCCCATTTTCTATAATTATAAGTGACAGTAGTGGAATTAAAGTTACCAGTATCTTCGTCTAAAACTTCGTAAACTACATCAAAGTCATTATAGTCAACATGAGATGAAAAGTCCCAATATCTTCCACCGCTACAGATAATAAATACTGCTGCCCCTTTATTTCTTGATCCGTATTCATCATCATCATAATCGTCATCAGTAGCGGTTTCTACCATCAAAGCGCAAGTTGGCCCAAAGGTTGCTACCTCATTTTGGTGAGCAGCGGACTTATATGTAAAGATATTATCCGTTGTAGTGCCATGTGGTCTTGCAATAGTAGTAGCAAGACTTAAACTGGTGGTATAAGCAGCTAAATTTGCTCCTCCAGTTCCATAGAAATCATTGTGAGAGTCAGAAAATGTAGGTATACTACAAGTTTGTCCATAACAAACGCCGTCACTACTATTCTGACCACCAGCTAAACTAATCACCGTATCACCATTGCTATCATCAACTTCAATCCACCACGCAGTGCCAGCAAGATCAGCTGTGACACAAAATTTAAGGCATTCTGGACATTTATTTATTGTTGTAGTGTAAGGTGTGTTTTGAGTGCTAATTTTTCCAGTATCTAAAAGCGACACTTCTGGAGATTCACACACATCAAATACTTCTAATTGATCGGGAATGGTGTATGTTTCAAATCTAATAGTAACAGGTGGCCCAGCACTTTGAATATCTGGACACAAAGTTGTTGTGGTAGTAGTGGTAGTAGTGGTGGTTGTGGTAGTTGTCGTGGTTGTAGTGGTAGTTGTTGTCGTTGTGGTAGTTGTGGTAGTTGTCGTGCTTGTAGTGGTAGTTGTTGTCGTTGGCGGGGCCGTTGTACTAGTAGTAGTAGTAGTGCAAGGAATAAAGTCGTCACCAATCGGTAAACAGCTTACATAGCTAGGATTATATTCAGCGCAAAATTTATTACATATGGGAGTAATGGAGATTTCACTAGGAACAAAGAAACATTCATTAATGGTAGATCTATCGCATAAACTTTCTACCTCAACCCGTAAAAATTTATTATTTAATTTTACTTTTCTAAGTATGTCTGAAGATGAAAATACTATCTCAGCATTGTTTAATACTAGTTTATCACCAAAAGTGTTTATATGTCTAACAGCTACTACATCTCCATTTTCAGTTTTTACTAAAACTTTAATAGCGCCGTCAATAGTTATTTTATTAGTTTTAAAATGATCTGCAAATTTAATTTTTAAAGAATTAAGAAAAACATCGCTACCGCTAGTAAGTGTAGCTGACTTGGTTTTAAACTCTTGTTCACTGTCAACTAAAACATCTACAGTATGCTGTAAATCTAACTCTATAGAATTATTAATAACTAAAGAGCTACCAATAGATGAGTCAGTTGCACTTCCTCTAGGAAAGAACATAGATCCGCAAAGACATTTTAGGATCTCAGTGTCTTCTTCAGTTACTATTGTAGAAACTGGACAGGGATTACCACTTTCTGGTATGTATATGTATGGTGTTTCAGTGGTCGTTGTGCTAGTCGTAGTAGCGGGTACATACCTTTTAAAAGGACTTACAGGATCGTCACACCTAGTTCTTCTTCCTCGCGCCATCCTATTTGTCCTCGTTTTTTTAATTGCAGCATGAGTTGCAAGCTAAGTCTTCATTGCTAATCCATAATGGCCTAAATTCGTTATTAACCCTTAGTGCTACTATATAATCGCCGCTTGTCAAACTAGAATACTTATCTCTATTTACAACAAATACACCATCTGTAGTTATACCGTTTTGGTCGTAAACTGTCATGAAACCACTTGTAGGACTAGTAAACGAAGCAGCAGTTCCTGCCCCAGTTACCATAAACCCTTCAGTAGTTCTTGCCTGAAGATTATCAAAAAGCACACCGCTGATAGCAACACCGCTAGCAGTATTCAAATCTATAGTATCTGTGCTATCAATAGAAGTTCCATCACTAAATCTTACAGCTCCTAAAAGTTTTATGTCTCCTGATACACTAACGTTAGGTCGTGCAACATCTGGAGTTTCATAAATTGCAGCTGTAGTAGTATTTCTAAACCCACTCATTGGAACTGCGTCATGGCTAAATTCAGATAATCTAGCGCCACCTAACTCAAATTTAATAGCAGTGCTAGGGAAATCACTGGATGTACGATCAATATATTTTATAGTATCGCTATCAATACCTAAACCAATATTAGAATTAGAGCCTTGTACCAGCAGTTTACCATTTGGAAAATTTAATTGTCTATCCGCTATAGCTGGACCAGTGCAACCGCTCATCAAGACATTAGAAGCGTTTGATCCAAGTGTGAACTTATAAGAAGAATCTGTATCTAAATTATTACCAATTAGTATATTATAATTACCAGTAGTTATTCCGTTTCCAGTTTTATATCCTAGACCAATATTGTAATCACCATCAGTAATACCACTTAGGGCGTGTGAACCAAAGGCGGTATTATAATCACCAGAGCTGTTTAAAGCCAAAGCTCCGTAACCAAATCCAGTATTATCAAGAGCGGTATTTAAGTGCGCCCTGTCAACAGTGGCATGAGACCCTGCGAAAGTATTTCTATTACTATCTTGTAATACTAAATTGTCTTCATGGTTTTGTGGGTGTCTAGATAGTTTTACGATATTACCATCGTCGTCTATCATTTCTAGCTTACTAGACTCATAACTTGTTGCTGGCAAAACTGCCTTAGCGTAAAGTTTTACATAGTCAGTTCTACTTGCATGGCCCGGATGATTACCACTGGTTTCTGCTATTGAAATTACAGGATCTGGGTGAAGGCTACAACCTACTGTAAATGTGTCTTGCAAAGCTCCGCTTGACAAAACTCCAACTCTTCCTCCAGAGTCCATAGTTATAGCGCTGACAACGCCTGAAGCGTCATACATGTTAAAGTTAGCTACACCGCTATTACCGTGATATATAATCTCAAGACCACTCGCTAAACAATTTAGATTTGTAAGTAGTTGTATGGCAGAAGAAACATATCCATTTACTTCGGCAGTAAATCTTGCAGCAGTGCTAGTAATACTTCTAACATTTAAAGCAGTTTGTGGTATTACCGTATCTCCAGCTTCTGCAAAATTATTGATTCCGAATATACCGCCTCCACTATGATTCTTCATCAATAACATGTTATTAAGAGAATAAGAAGTGTCGTCGTGAGACGTTATGGCAAATCTATCTGTACGTGGACCAGTGTATAAAGTATCAGAATCGTCAATATATTTAACAGTAAATCCTTGTAATTTGTCAAGATTGTCACCATCTTTATTTCTTTGTTTAACACCACCTATAAATCTTTGACCAACAGTAACACCACTTTCTAAAGCTCCAACGGTCATGAAATAATCTTTATCTACACCCGATGGAGACAAAAGATTAACATCACCAACGCCAGCCAGATTGCCACTACTAGACGCAGGATTAGGCGTGAAAATATTACCACTGTCTGATGTAACATACAAAGCGCCACTATTCAAATATAATCCAAACTCTCTGTCGTCGTCAGGAGAATATACTAGTAAATCAAGATCACGACTATTTAATATTCTTGGGGTGTGTATATGACAGTCAGACGTTGTATGAAGACTAGTGTTAAACTCATAGAAACACCTTGAGAGTAGAGTATAGTTTTCAAAAGATGTTTCAGGTACAGTAGACTCTCCACTCGGTCTAAAAGCAATATTGAAATCTGTACCAGTTGCTAGACCAACTCCGCTGCCTTTTAGTATTATGCCGCCATCTTTGATTTGCTCTAAAGTAGAGAATGTTTCCTGTGGATCATTTCCATCAGATGCAAGAATAATATTTTTATCTGTAAAAGCACTGTTTGTAACAGTAGTAGTTACTTCTGTGAATAAATGAGTAATATACCCACTGGCAAAATAATTAGTAGAGGAACCTAGATCATAAGTTTTATGTGCATGTGGAACTATATCTCCAGAAACACCAATCCCCGTATCGTCTGCTAACTTAGAAAGTTTAACATTATCAGACATGCATATTTCATTTGATAGATATAAGTTTCTCCATTCATAATTAGGTTTATATCCTAAATCAAAAGTAGACCCTACTGTTGGAGAAATATTACCACTCGTTTGAAGCACACCTATCGGACGGCTATACAATTGTTTAGTACCAACACCTAGAACTATCTCAGCCATATCGCCATGAACTAAAGGTGTTAATCCAGACCCAAGAGGATTATCGCAGATATATTTTTCATCTACAGCATGAGAGGCAATATATAATTTATGATCTTCGTTCTTAGAATAATAACCAGCGCCATGACCAATAGCAACGTTAAAGTCACCAGTTTTATTTCTAGTTAAAGTGTAATTACCAAATCCAACATTTCCAAAACCATTAGTATTTTGACTGAGACTATTAACACCAATAGCAGAATTGTTATCACCAAAGATATTGCAACTCAAGGAGAAAGATCCTATGGAAGTATTTCCACTACCTTGATAATTATTTTTTAACGCTGCATAACCTATCGCGGTATTATCATTAGTAACATAACCATCAAGGTCTAGTTTACTAATTGCATCTTCACCCGCTATCACACTTCTATTACTAGGAGTGTAAAAGTTTTTTGCTGTCAAATTTTGTATAGTAATATCTTTTGTGCTATCTAATAAAAGATGTACAGAATCAATTAAGTCTATTAAATTATGACGAATATCTTCTGGCGAAATCTCTTGATTAGAATTATTATTTATATCTGCATTTATACTATTAACCAGTTGGGTTTTAGAAACGGTAGTCATTTGAATTTTTCTCGCAGGTTATTTATTTTAAACTGATTTCTAAAGAATTCGTATCAAATTTAATACTGTCTCCTGTAAAGATATTTCTAGGGTTTTGTAATTCTGCGTACATCAATACATTGCCAGATCCTACAAATTCACTGTCAGTAATTACAATTCCAGATATAAATCCCCAATCTGTATTAGCTGTTGAAAAAGCAAGTTGATTTTGATTTTTAATAAATCCATTTCCGTCATACTCTGTGTAACCGGGATCAGTGGAGCTATAATCACCTGAAACAAAAACGCCATTTGGACCATAAAAAGTCACACCGGGAAAAGTTCCCTGAAAAGTAAACGCTGTTGCTGCGGGAGTGCCAGCTGTAGAAGCATTTGTTGCGGTAGTAGAATCTAAGTAGAGTGGATAAAAATAACCGCTGTTAGGTGTAAGTCCCACTCCAGACTCGCTAGAATAGACTTGAAAAGCAGTAGTAGTATCAATTCCCACTTGATTCCATTTTGTATTTCCATCAGAACTAGCACCAAGATTTATTCTTCTGTAACCAGTGTCTACAAAATTAGATCCTTTAAAAGCACCTGATGGTAGCTCACTAATAGTTTCTCCACTGTCCGTATCTATAGGCACAGTGCTAGTCAGTCCAATTGAAATATTGGCTGGACTTGCAAAAGTCTCTCCAAAGAATATATGTTTCAAAAGTCCCGATTCAAGATAGTCAGATAACGCAGCCATTTTCTTCTCCTGCATAGAGTCCTACGGGTGATTCTACTGTTATATACACGAAAAAAGCCACCCCCAAGCAAATGAGGGCGGCTTTTCACTAAGTCCACGGAAGACAATTAGAATGAGCCAAGGATCACTCTACGGTTGTCTAGAACGCCAAAGCCAAGCTCTGCAAAGCCATAGTATCCAGCTCGCTGCTGACGATGAAGAGTAGGATCTTCAAAGACCTGCAACTGCTCCTTAACTGGCATTACAAAACTATCATTGCTGGACTGATCAAGACCAACGACTAGCTCAAGGTCGCTTGCCTGAACAGCGCCAGAAAGCTCACCCGTGAAGAATGTCTGATATTCTTGACCTTCGCCAAGCTCATCAAGATCATGAAGATTAACACCAAAGATCCGTGTGATGGGTGCGCCACCTTCTGGAGCAGTGTAAATCTCACGACGAGTTACTTCGTCAACTTGATCAAGACCCCAATTACGGACATCTTCAAGAGCTTCTGGAGAAACATACAAGTCAGTTAGACGACCACGACCAACTGAAGCACTGTTACCACCAGAATTTCTACGCATGACGGTTTGCATAAGAGAAACAAGTCTCTTGCTAAACAGCCCTGCTGTTGCGTCACCATCAAATACGAGAATGTTACGGTCAACGCCAGCGGCGAGGATCGTGTGCCATCCGTCGTCGTTCATCTTCTTGGTGAAACCAGCTTCCATGACCTGCATGGCGCGACCAACGATGTCCCAACGTGCTTCACGGGCATATCGGAGAAGATAATCAACCGATGATGCAATGCTGTACGTTGGAATCATGACGTAATCGCCTTCTACCGAACGCTCTGGAATTCTACCATGACCGGGATTCGTGTAAGCAACATGCTCACCTTCGAGTCCGGGGCTGATAAGATCAAGAGGAAACTCAGTAGTAGAACCAGTTTCTACATTGATGGTTTCAAAAATATCGCCAAGGATGTTACCAACAAGGACACCCTTGCGAAGTGGAAGCTCAAGTGCTTTAGCAAACTCTCGCTGTGCAGCTTGTGCTACGTTCACATCACCATCCCCTGACTGACGCAGGAGACTGATGAATTCATCACTAGGTCTTTCATTAATAGGCATATTTAATTCTCCTTTATGTGTTATGTTCAGGGAAGGTTAACTTCGACTTTTGCGTAACCATCCTCATCCTTAGTGGATAGGAAACGACCAACTTGATAAGTTCCTGTCATGCCGACATTGCCAGCAGTACCAGTACTGGCATATGCGCCAGAACCGGCAACAGGATCTTGTCCCGTGTCAATCGCGTTGGTTACAACGTAACCTTTACGAAGGACAGTTACTTTACCACCCTTTTGTACTTCATCCTTATGTTGATTAAGATGAGTACGAGTAAGATCCTTATTAACTACGTCGTTAAGAAGGATACCAACTGGAACACCAGCTGTATGCTTCTTCACAAGGTTAACACCCTGATCCATCGCAGCACCTGATCCAGCTGTGTCATGAACGACAACACATCCGCGAGTGGCTGTGCCAGCGTTGTAGAAAAAGCTGATATCAGTCTGAAGTTCAAATCTATCTGATTTTAGAGCCATAATTTATTCTCCTTATGTTCACTTGCTGAGTACGTTATTTTCAAGCCATTCTGCGACACTCGCTCTGGTGGCTTCTAGTTCGTCAGTTTCGTCTGAAGCATCTACAAGAGTAGCTTCGGAAGTTTCTACTTCTTCAAGAGCCTCTTCTGCTGATACTTCTGCTTCAGCTTCTTCGGCTTCAGCTTCGTCAGCAACTACAGGCTTCTTTGTAGGAGCAGCTTTTTCCTTTTTCTTCATCTCGTCTTCGTCATGCTTCATTGCTTCCTCTTTTTCCTTCTTCTTCTTATCTCCATGCATGTCGCCATACTTCTTTTTCATCGTTGTCATTGCTGTAATGATAGCGTCAAAAGTAGCATCATCCATGTCGTCGTAAGAAGCGAGAGATTCTTCTGCTTCATCTTCGTCAAGACCAGCTTCAACCAAAGAAAGTTTTCTAGCTTCGGTCTTCTTTTCCTTCTTCATTTTACGAAGTTCTTCCATCTTTTCCTTCATGTCAGCTTCAACCTTTTCGGCTTCTGCTTGAAGTTCTGCGATGGTAGCATCCTTAGAAGCAACAGATTCTTCGAGCGTCTTGATTGCTTCAGCCTGAGAAGCGATTTCGCTTTCAAGCTTTGCAACTGCTTCAGTATGCTCTTTGGAAGTAGCTTCATCAAGCGAAGCCTGAAGAGTAGCAGCCTCTTCCTTAGCAGATGCTAGCTCACTACGAACTTCAGCAAGCTGCTGTTCTAACACATTAGTATCACTCATTTTTGAGCCTCCTAAAGTTATAAAATTATTGGTAACGTTACTATCTGAACTAGCCCTGCTAGCATCCAAAATTACACTTCTTGGGTTAGCGGGTTTAGAAACTAAACCTTTACCCGAAAAAGAAATGTTTTGTAAAGAGCGTCCGATCTTCCTTCCTTCATATTCACCAGTGCCACCATACGCTCTTAAGTGTTTTGTTAAAAATGCGGAACCTTCATTCCTTTGTAAGATGCTGGATTTTCCATCTTCATCTGTCATAGCGTAGTCAAAGCCAGCAAATAAACATTCCATAGAAACAAACCATTTGCCTTCTTCGATCTCGGCAATAATTTGCTGCATTCTCTGTCTATTCTCTGGATCTGTCCAACTATTATAAAGAACCGCTTCCGAAATTATATCGAAATCTTTGGGAGCTTCATTAGCTTCTACCTTGTTTCCTTCTTTGTCTACAACATAACTACCAGTAATATGTCCAATGATATCATTCTCATTATGCATAAAATTGAATTGTTTATCTTCTGGTGTATTTCTAGCTGCAAATGTAGCCTCTGGGGTAAATACGTCGTCATTTTTGTTCCAACCTGTGGATACTAAAATAGACTTTATATAATACAAATCAACCTGCTTGGGATTAGCACTTTCCGCTTTTATCTTTTCGGCAAAAGCAATTGCTTCCGCATCACCTTCTTTACAAAGTACAGCGGGCATAGAATACGCGACACTTGCACTAGACTGTACAAGGTCAGCGATGCCATCAGATATTTCTTGTGGGTATATTTTCATTGTTACTCCTCATCAACATTATACACAAAATAACGAAAAACTCATTAATTGTGTAATTTATGGTCAACATAGGAGCCAATTACATATTTTCTGTAAGTATCTATGTTCATATTTTCAATGTTAATATTCTTGTTTTCGAGGTCTTCTGTGAAGCTAGCTGGAGTTTTAACATTAGCATTTAAGGACTTAAATATAGTTTTCTCAGAAACCTCATCTCCTATATCAAAGTTAGTAAATACGTCTAACTTTAGTTGTTCTAAATCTGTAAACTGGGCCTTAGTTAATTGTCTTAAATTCTTTTTATCATTTAGATTTAAGAACGCGCGTGTTATCACCTCTGATATTTTAGCCCACGATTCCTCTGCATAAACAAAAGCTTCAGCCACTGACGGTGTAGATCTAGGTTTTTGCACCCTCTTTTTCCTTGGTCCTTCATCTTGTTTAAACAAAGGTCTACCTCCCTCAACTTCTACATCTGTAGGTTTGTCGCTAGGAGATGGCTCGTCTTTTGCGGGATTTGGCTCTGGTTTTTCTGGAGGTGGAGGTGGATGAAAAGGACCAGCTTTTTCTGGACCAACAGTATCCCTCTTGCTGAGTTCTCGTTTGATTCTAATATTTTCAATTTGAGGTATTTCTTTGAATCTTTCAAGAAGCGTTTCATGACTAATGATATCTCTATCCGCGAGTTGAATAAGAAGATTCTTCTCGGAAGTCTCGTCTGAAAGTGACATTTGATCAAATTGTATGTGAGCCTTATATCTAAAGCCCATAGCCTTTCGTACTATTTCTAGTTCTTTTTCCCAAAACCTTACAAGTTGGTCACGACCGTATTGTAGTCGTTCTACCAGCGTTTTCAATGAAATGAAATTATTTGTAAATCCACCACCATTGTTAGCCATGCCAGTTAAGGTAGGAGGTACGCCAAGTCCAGCATATATACTGTTAAGAACAGAATTATATTTCTCAGAACCTAAAAATTTATATACGTCACTACTAGACTCTTGGAACGAAAGCTCTGGACCCCAGACAAGTTCCATAGTACCACCGCCAACATTGCTAGATAAAATATCACGCAACTTATTAATGGCAGCTTTATTTGGAAGAATCTTATGATCAAGACTACCTAAAGTCCATAACCTAATATTAGAAATAGCTCCATCGAGTGCAGAAAGATCTGCAAGTCGCATTTTCTCAAGCATGATAATATCATCGAGGATAGCATAAATCATGGGGTTGGCCCACTGTCTCCAATCGTCCTTTTTGTAATAGAACATGCTAATACGTTCAGGATCTAGAGGTATATCTTTTTCTCCACGCTTGATACTTTGTTTGATATTTACGGGTAAAGTTTCTAGCACATGATTAGGGATATCGCCAGCTTGAAACTTGTCGAAGAAAGAATTAGTAGTAATAGTATAATTTCTTAATCCCATAAATAATGATAGATTACCATCTTTATTTTTGACAGTCAAGGGGTTGAAGAAATTGTATCTCCACGGTATTTCGTTCTCAGCTAGATTAGGGACTTCTACTTTAATATCTGAAGATAATGCTTTCATGTAATTATTTAGTTGAGGAGTGACCTTAGCGTAGCTACGGTAAATAATAACATTTCCAGCTTTATACAGATTATTTAGAAACCTTTCAGATCTTTCCTTACCGTGTACATTTCTAAACCATTGTTGATAGAACTTTTCAACGCTTTTGTCGCGGTGGACGATGTTAATACCTTGACTGCCAAAATCTCCCATTAAATCAATAATGTTACGAATAATTCCAACCTTGTCGTATGCGTCCATGCACATTTTGATAATCCTACGCTGCTGATTAGGAACCGCTTCGCCGGGGCGAAATGCATAATAGTCGTTAGCGTTGAATCCGGGTCTGACTGAGCGATTTGGCTCAATGTCTATAAAATGCCGATAAGTGCTGCCTTGAGTTTTGCCTAAACCTGTATAAGCATCTACGCTGTCCGTCATTTTGGACATAGCATTTGCTTTGCTTTGGGAGTCGTCGTCCGACCAAGTAATCATGTCGTCGCTCATCATTTACCTCAATTGGATTGTAATTGGATTATACTAATTAATACACGTTTTTCATGCCATCTTCAAACCAAGATGGCGCAGTATACATCTTTCCATCTTTTTTGCTGGAATGTCCACCAGTTGCAAAACCTCCGTAAAATGAAGGCTGTGCCACAGTCGGCATCCTATCTAAAGTTCTAGCAGCCATGTTAGCCATCAATAGTGCTGAATATCTATCTTTACGTAATTTCTTTTTCTTTCCAGTTCCTATAACCACCTCTGGTGTATCCCACCTATCCCTACCGTTACTAGTTTGAGCAATTTGTATCATAGACAATTCGTTCTTTAGTTCTTCAATATCTGTAACGCATTCCTCTAGTGTATCATATATTCTATTCTGCATGTTATCTTCATGTTCAGATATTGCTATGCTAACAGGATCAAAAAATGGAAATAATAATATCTTGTCCTCAAAGTCTTTTCTCATACCATGATTCGCCTCCGCTAACCAATCATACTTAGCAAACTGGCACATTTCTAAAATATGTAATCCTCTTTCGCCGTCTGTGTCTTTTTCTTTTTTATCGTCAATGGTGGGCCAAATTAAATGCTCTCCGTCTTGTATTTTATCCTTATCGTGCAAGGCTTCCATTACAGCAACTCCACCGCCCTGAGCATCTAGAGCTATATGTATACATGGAAATAATTTCATTAAATCTCTAATTTTCCTAGCGCAGTATGAGTAAAAGTCAGTTTCACTAGCATATCCTTTTTTAACTTTATCTTTATGTTCTGTTCTAGTTGTTGTCCAACAATGTACTATCTTTCTGTGATCTGGATTTACTTCTAATACTACAATACTAAAATTGTCTACCTCTGAAGCTGGGTCAACTCCAAATATATATTTACTATCTTTATTACCCTTGAGCTGTGCTTGAAATATAATATCATTGCCTTCTCTATCTTTAATTGTTTCTTTATCATCAACAACGCATGACTCTATAAGTGATCGTTTAAAGAATCCTTGAGAGTCCGTAGTAAAACAAGCTCCGTATTCCATTTGATAGATCCCAGTATGAACAGTAGCTTTAGATCTAGCAACTTGATCTGAATCCATAAAACCTTTTGGAAGTAATTCGTATGGCATACGTATAATAGAATACTGAGTCCAATCAAAATCTTCTGGAGGATCTTCTCCAAAAATTTCTTTTAGCTTGTGAGGCTGACCGCCGCTCTTAATAATAGATTTCCATTTTTTCCAGTATGTAGCAAAATGATTAAAATCATAATAAGCAGTACCAGAAAGAACAATTTGATTATCTTTACTTTGTTGTTTTTGTTCTTCCTCTAGTGCTAGTCCTAGTTCTTGCGCTTTCTTTTCAGCTGCTAATCTTTTGACGTTCGCCACTGGGTCAGAACTAACAGCAGCAAAACCAGCTACAACATTTTCAAAAATTTCTCTGGGTATAGATGCAAACTCATCAGCAATGATATCATTTGCGCGTTGACCTCTAATTTTCTGACCATCGCCTAGAGGTAGGCAAGTCACAGTGCTATCGTTAAGTCTCAGGGTGCATCTGTCAGTGTCTCTACGTGGACCGCTATCGCTGTCGCATATATCTCTAAGCATAGGAGAATTTCTCCAAATGGTCTCCATATACTCAAACAGAACCTTTGACTGCCTAAACGCAGCACCAACTATAACAATCTTACGTTTGGGTAATATTAAAGCTCTAAGTATAGAATATAAGGACAACATAAAAGATTTACCAAAGCCTCGACTAGCAACAAGCATAGGAAACTTTCTTTGCCATACTTCGTTTAAGAAAAGAGACTGTGATGGCAATAACTGTACATTTAGTATATGATGAGTTATAAAAGATAGATACTCTGGCCTGATCATTAGCCATGCTAATTTAAGGTTAAAATCATCTTGATCTGGATTAATCATAGACATTGGATTAAAAATCTGAGTGTCTATAGAGTCTAAGCCTAGCCAAGCTTCATCAATTTGTTTTAGCTTTTCAGTTTTTGCCACGTATTTATTACCTCGTCTGCGAAACCGTAGTAAACCGCTTCGTCTGCTGTGATATACCAATCGCCAGATTTTAACTTACGGTACAAGAAATTCTTTACTTTGTCAGTTGTTGGTTTAGCTCCATACTTATCTTTAAAAAATTGTCCAGAAACACAGGAGTTTGCGTATATTTCCATCATAACTTCGCATATATGTTTTTCATACTTAGCCCAGTTTTGAACGCTAAGGTATTCTCCATTTGCCGCAGTGGAGCCATAGTGCGACATAAAATATGTATTAGGAGTAATATATCTAGTGTCACCTGCCTGTAGTATTATACTACTCATTGATTCTGCTTGACCATACGCAACGATTGTTACATGACATCTACACATAGATATCGCGTCGTATATTACCATACCATCAGACCACTCTCCTCCTACGCTCTGCATATGTATAATAATTGGATTAGATGATTTGAGTTCTAGTGCGCGTAAGTTCTTTAAAAATGTATTTGACATTTTATACTCTACGCCCGGATTCTCTTCATCATTAGATCCGTAGTGATTATGTAGAAATATTTCTCTACTATCTAAATTTGAATTATAGTTATGCAAATCGTAAAGTATATCTTTATCATGTATCATATTAAGATTTCCTCCCGATTGTATACATTTCATTTATCCTCTTGAAAATGCTGCTAACAGCAAGAAATGCAGTGTGCTTGTTTCCACAAAACAATACATGTACATTATTGTACAATTCAAATTCAACTAAACACTTCAGCATATATCTTCCAGTGATTTTGACTGAAGCTTTATTCTTAATTGGTATTCTTGTTTCTTTAGGAAATTTTAGCAAATCCTCCAAAGAAAATTCTAAAACTAAATACTTATGTGGAAAACTTTCCATTCTATTTATTTCGTTCATGAAGGCGTGTTTTTTAGAGCCAAGATTTATTGCCAACTCCTCCACGCAGCCCTTTCTTTCTATACATATCTTGTCCTCTAGTCCCTCTATGGAATAATCTCCAGTATCAAGTTTATGTTCTATCATTCCAGCACATGTGTTAAACTTACTAAAGTAATATCCGTCTTGCTCACGGGTATCTTTTATGACAGTAAAATCAGGCGCTTGTTTGTACTTAGCCATTTATTATTTCTCTAAAAAGTAATTGGTAGTGGGATTCTTTACCAGTTATAGATTGATGACATTTTTTACACAACGTAATTCCATTTGATGGTTCATATCTTAATGCAGAAGCATTGGACCAAGTTTGTATGTGATGTACATTTAAATTTTTTTTCGATTTACAGTTAGGCATACGGCATTTGAATTTATCTCTTTTTAAAACTTCTGTTCTAAATTTTTTATAATCTGGGTCGTTGTAATTTCTTCTCATAGCTGCTCTATTTTATCTATTCTTATTAACTTTCTTATCTTTCTGCATAAAACTCTAGTCTCTATTGTAGGTTGTTGTCGCATAAGTTTTTTCATCAGTCTTAACGTAATTTCGTGACACGCATCATCTGGACTCGAAGCGTCTATAAAACACAATGCAAACGGTATGGAAAACTCACCCGTTAGAATATATTTTTTTAAATCATTTTGTAAGTCAGATAAATCTATTGATATTCTATAATTTGGCATCCATCATAAGTTTTATTAACCCCTCCAAATTGTACTTTGGTGTCCATCCTAGTTCTTCTTTAGCTTTGGTGCAGTCTCCTCTGAGATAGTCTACTTCTGAAGGTCTATAAAATTTTGGATCAACTACAACATGATTTTTCCAATCTTCTATACCCGCATAGTCAAATGCGATGTCTAAGAATTCTGATATTGTATGGGTTTCTCCAGTACAAACTACATAATCGTCAGCTTGATCTTGTTGCAGCATTAACCACATTGCTTCTACGTAATCTCCAGCGTAGCCCCAATCTCTATAAGCATTTAAATTACCAAGCCTTAGCTTTGGAAAGCGATTTCCAACATCTCTATCACAGTATATATAGTCATCATTAAATGATGTTGAGCCTACACATACTTTATCTTTCCATGTTTTATAATTTTTAATCCAACGAACTATTTTTTGCGTAACAAAATTCTCTCCCCTTCGCGGTCCTTCGTGATTAAAAAGAATACCAGAACTAGCATGTATGTCGTAAGCGTCCCTAAAAAGACGAACGCTGTAATGAGCAGCGCACTTAGAGATTGCATAAGGCGAGTTAGGCATAAACTTAGTTTGTTCATTTTGATATTTCCTTCCTTGTTTATCAATGTCGTAAGAACTGCCAAACATTTCGCTAGAAGAGGCTTGGTAAAATCTCGTCCTGAACATACCAAGGTCTACTAGAGATTGTAATAGATTTATGCATCCTTTACCTGTAATATCCCAAGTCAAAGATGGTTGATTAAATGAGCTTGCTACATGCGACTGAGCCGCTAGATTATAGACTTCATCTACATCCTCGTTATTTTTGAATATATTTATAACACTACTTACATCTGTAATGTCTCCCTCGATTAAATTGAATTTGTCAAAGTCAAGTAGATGCTTAATTCTCTCCGTTGTGTCTACACTGCACCTCCTAGTTACTCCTATAACCTCATAATTCTTCTCAAGCAGTAAATCTGCGAGATGGCTTCCATCCTGTCCCGTAATGCCTGTGACTATTGCTTTCATGTTATCCTTTCGACCTTTCCGTATTTAATATCTATTTGATTATCTTTGTTCGCTAATAAATCTTTCTTTATTGTTTCTATACTTAAATGAGGATTCCTAGTCTCGCCAACTCCAGACTTATCGCTTACGTTAAAAACAAACTCCTCTATTTCTACAGTAAAAGGAGGATTATAGTGAAAATAAGCGTTAATATAACTTTCGTCGTTAACTCCCGGTTCATATGGTATTTCCTTATCTATAAGTTGCCACTCTCTCAGCGTCCTACAAAAATTTAAAACTCTATCTTTTTCTCCACCAAAGAATGCTCCATAGTAATACATTTGTTTTAAAGGTGTGTCGTATGGTACATATGATTTAGATCTTGGGTTTCTGTCAAATGCTTTCTTGTCACGCATCCAAGATCTGTTTCCATAATGTTCGCCCCCTACTAACTCGCCAATGAACCAATCTGTAGTAAATGGCCTGCTGACACCAGTATCTGCATCGAAGTAATAAATGTAGTCAAGATCCTCGTCTTCCATAGTAAGTATATTTTTAAATTTTGAATTAGTTCCATCTGCCCACCTTTTGTGATGTTCTGGTATATATTTAACATTTAGTCGCGGATCGTTTGGTAAATAGGGCGCTGGGTCCGTATCTGAGAAAAAATAAAACGTTACCTTATCATGACCTGTATTAAAGAATGTAAATTGCTTTAAGAACTTTACTCCTAAAGCAAAATATGCATTCGTTGCTATAACTACTATTCCTATTTTTCTCATTCTTTATCTCTAGCTATATATATAAAAAGAAACACTATGGGTAGCTCTACCATTAGAGCGACAGACCAGCACATCAATATATCAAGCAATGTTGGCATTTATGCCCTCCTGTTTACATATATTATAGAAGTCTTCTGTAAATTTGCCCTTACGACAAGCCTCTAAATACCAAGGTTTTTCTTGTGAGGCAAAGAAAATTCTGTGTAGACAATTATTATTTAAACGCTGAGATCCGTCAACTTCAAATTGCCACGGATCTTCTTCATTGTCTTTATCGAAGCAATCATACAAAAAGTCAGTATTCCAAAAGGATGCCTGTAAGGATATAGTATATAAACTTTGTTGGTGGAATTTATATATGTTGCCATACACTGGTAGCTTTGCGTAAAAAGTGCTGTCATCATGTATTCCAAAGCGACCCGCTTTATTTGATATAAAGAAATCATAATAAGTTTGCATTTCTTCTAAAAGCAAATACCTTCTAAGAAAATAATCATCTTGTAACCACAGTATGTTCTTAGTCTTAATTTTGTCTAGGGCTTTCTTTACGCCCACACTAAAAGTGCCGTTCTTTACTTTTATGGTTTCAAACTTATGCAGGTTTGCGTCGAACTCTTGGGTAATAATATATTTCTTAACGTCTATAGCGTTATCCCAATACTTATGGAATATATAATTAAAGTGATTCCATAAATAATTATACTTATCACAAGATCCAACTAATATGGCAAATTCCATATTTATTCCTTTGCAGTATCTGGTGTAAGAAAAGGTTGATCTACAGTACCGTCCTCGTACTTGTGGTATGCCGCTAATCTTTGTCTTTCTTTCTCCATAGCTAGTCTCATCTTTTCCATTTCTATGCCATACTTTTTCATTAGCTCTGGATCTTGCATCATAGAGGCGACCCACGAAGTAAAGCTGAGTTTACTGTCTTCTAGTCGTTTAATTCGCTGCTCTCTCGTACCCTTCATTTCTTTTAGCATAGAACTCTTTTTAGCCTGCAACTCGCGGTAATCTTTATTTAAACTTTCCTGCGAAGCCCTAAGCGAAGCCACCTGTCTTTCTAAGTTAATAATATAGTCTATGTCTTGTTGATCTTTGTCTCTAGCACGTTCGTCTTTAATCATAATATCATAAGTGTTAATCTGTTCTATGTTTTCTTTATTGCCTGTTAAACAGCGGTTCATAAGTAATTCAAGTTTTATGGTATCTACTATCTGCATTTCCTCTGTAGGTAATACATCGTTGTTAAACTGGGCGACCATGCGTGACCAACTATATTTAAATAATTCTAATTCATCGTCTGTAAATTGTTGTTTCAGTTCTTTGTAGAAAGGGCGATGTTCTAGTGAGTAGGCTGCTGCCTCTTCTCTGGATGTACCTACGTTAAATTTACGTTTAATAAAGTTTACAACAGACTCAGTATCACGATCTAGCTGAGTAGCAATATCTTCAGGGGTCATGCTATTAATAAGACGACCAATAGTTCTTTCCTCGTCTTTGGAGAATCTACCCTTTCTCATGTATCAGCTCCCTTATAACTTCGATAACTTGCTCTCTACGTTTTTTAGAAACATATACGTCGTTTAACATTTTTAAGTAATCAGCTCTATACTCAGCTGGCAAGTATTTATCTATAATATTTTGTATTTGTACAAAGTCTACTTTTTCATCTAAGCAAAGTTCTTCTTGTGGTATAGAAGATTCATAGGAAAGTTGTTGGGGGCAAAGTACATTACGCTTCTTTTCATCTTGACCTATATAATGGTTATCACGTATAAAATTCTTTAAACGATTAGATAGATTAACTGCTAGGAAGTTCTCTAAGGGGCGTTTTTCATCATATCTATTTAGGGCATCCATACATATCATAAAAGCTTCCTGTTTTATATCATCAAGATCATAACCGTGGAATGTGTATTTGGGCGATATTCTATTTACAACAAGATCTATTTTTTCTAAGACTTCCTCTTTAGACATGTTCTTTGGTATTTTCATAAATACCTCTTAAGCAAGCCAGCGAGTTCCTTGAAGGTTACAGATACTAATTTATTTTTATAACATACTAAAACAGAATTATTTTCAATCTTTATTGGAGAAGCAGGTCCATCGGAGTTAGATTTAAGCAACGAGTTAGGTTCTTGAAGTGCAGACTCTACATTAGGAGGATTATAGCTTGAAACAGTCAAAGTTTGTCCACGTTCTACATCACGAAAGGGCAAGAACTTTCCATCACCTGCGTGTGCAGCGTTGTTAATAATCGTACTATAAACGGATTCACGAACTAATAGGATCTTACCTTTAACGACAGATAAGTGGCCTATTCCTATTTCTGCAACATTTTCTTCATTTTCGCAAGTTAGCGATGCAATATACCAAAAAGAGTTTTTTTTACCAAAGACCTGTAGAAAAGTATAGAACTCGTCTCTAGGACTTTCTCTAGGGAGGTTTTCAGTTCCAAGTAATTCTAATGCGTTCGATCTGTCTTGTACTGGTCTAAAGTTCTCTGTCGCTATCTTGTAACTTGTTTTTAGCGGCTTCTTGCTCATCCAGTAGTTCCTTTAGTGGGCGATCTTCTTGAGCGAAATCTTTTATGATTTCATCACGCAATCCTGCTGTTGCCTTACAATCTAATTGACATTCTAATTGTTTCGATTTATTCATATTGTATCTCCTATTAGGGATTATACACTATTAACGAGAATAATACCACCTAATTGTAGCTGTTAGGTTCGACAGGGGAGGATTGGGTAATACATATACACTTAGATTTTTAATTGTGAGACAACCACCCCCCGCCAAGCGAGGGGGTATACGCTCGTACAGCTACAAGATAAAACCCCCCCGACGCGGGGCGTGCAGATTATTTTGTAATCTTAAAATCCTGCATCTTGTCCTCATACATAGCACGATAACCCTGCTCAGTTTTTACAGTCAATAAGATGCGATCATTAACGACTTGCATTTTTTCTACCATGCCTGTGCGTGGTTTGTTATTATAAACGCAAGAAATTGTAATGCCTTTTTTTGTCATGTTTACCATTGTAATATTCCTAAGTGTAAAGAGTGAAAAGTAAAGTAAGAAACCCGATCCTAACCAGCCCCGTAAAAATCGAGGCTGGCTTCAAAGTGTACAGCTTCCGCATCATCAAAGTCTACCCGATTCTCGACAACTTCGCAATGCTCCAGACAATCAGGGCAGATTTGATCATCGGACTGAACATAGGAACCGCAGCAATCAGAGTGATAAGTAATTTCAAAATTGTTTGACATAGTAAAAACCTTTCAAAGTGTTGTTTGTTATACCTTAAGTATATATATTTATTCGGCCTTGTCCAGAGAAATCTTGAGAAAATCCAAATATAGTTTCATGCCAAACGAACATAAAAAACAAGAAAAAAAAGATAATATATTATTTTAAATTTTGTGCTTGCAACGGTCGATGATATAGATTAGACTGCTATTATTAACCCACAAGGAAATAATAATGCGAATCAAAAAACACAACAACGCAAAATTCCGCAAACTAGTTCTTGATCGTGACAACAACCGATGCCGTGCTTGTGGTATCGGTGACGTTGATAGTCTCGAATGTGACCACATTGTACCAGAGTCGAAAGGCGGCAAGTCTATCCTGTGCAACATGCAAACGCTATGCCATACTTGCAACATTCGCAAGGGTGAAACAAACGTAGGCGAGTTGCCAATACGTCCCCCTGTCGAGGGGTTCGGTGATTACAGTGAAGTTATGCAAGCTAGGCAAGATTTCCTAGTTATGGTAAATGACGCAAGGCAGGCAGAAATTGACGATTTGGTAACACAGGTAAAACAGTGGAGACAGGCAGGCG